CTAAGGAGAAAAACTATGCCATTGGATTTCAATGCACTAAAAGCTAAACTGAATACATTTACTAAGCAGAATGACCGTAGTGACGCAATTTGGAAGCCCACCGAAGGTAAGACAACAATTCGTATCGTTCCGTGGAAGGGAAATCGTGATAATCCATTTATTGAACTATATTTCCACTACCTTGGAAATAAGACCTATATCTCACCGTTGTCGTTTGGTCGTCGTGACCCCATCGCAGAATTCGCAGACAAGTTAGTTGAAGACGCACGCCGTGAAGGTCGTGACGCGGAAAAGATTGCGTGGAAGCAAGCTAATACTTTCCGTCCAAAGCTCCGTACATACATTCCTATCATCGTTCGTGGTGAGGAAAGCAAGGGTGTACGATTCCTATCATTTGGTAAGACGGTATATCAGGATCTTCTTTCGTATATCGCTGATCCTGACTACGGAGATATTACCGATCCAACGATGGGTCGTGATGTTGTGGTTGAGTATATCCCACAAGAAAAGTCCGACACGAACTTTGCAAAGACATCGGTAAAGATTAAACCGAACCAGACACCAGTTGTTGGTGATGTTGATTTGGCAAAGAAGTTGCTGGAAGAACAGCCAGATATTATGACGATGTACAAGGAACCGTCATACGAAGAACTTCGTGTAGTTCTTGAGAAGTATCTTGATCCCGAAATGACTGACCCTGTTGCCAAGGGTACTCCTGAGGTAAAGAGTGTTTCCGTGACCACATTGGATGTACGGACAGAAATTTCCGAATCGTCGGTGGTAAAAAACGCATTGGATGAATTTGATAAACTGTTCGATAATTGATCCACATGTCAATCGAAAAGAAAACAAAGAAACCAGTTCCGTCCACTGATCGTGACGAACTGGCACAGATCATCGCGGATTCATTAAATAAATTAAATAAAGATTCGGAACAGATAGCGTATTTTCTTGATGGGAAGGAAGAAACACCCACAGATTTTACGGATTTTATTTCTACTGGTGCAACGATGTTGGACATTGCTGTAAGTAATCGTCCTTACGGAGGTATTGCGGTAGGACGAATCACCGAACTAACAGGACTTGAAGGATCGGGTAAATCTCTTGTTGGTGCGCAGATAATTGCAAACACACAAAAACGTGGTGGCGTAGCGGTACTCATCGATACCGAAACGGCAGTCAATCCAGAGTTCTTTACGGCAGTTGGTATCAATATGAATAAATTGGTGTATGTTCATATTTCTACCGTTGAAGATATTTTTGACGCGATTACTAATATCATTGAAAAGGTTCGAACTGGAAAAGATAAGGAAAAGTTGGTTACTATTATCGTTGATTCCGTTGCCGCAGCATCAACCAAGAAAGAAATGGAAGCCGATTTTGGAAAAGACGGATACGCTACTGATAAGGCTATTATTATTAGTAAGGCAATGCGAAAGATCACAGGTCTTCTTGGTCGTGAACGAATCGCACTGGTATTCACGAATCAACTTCGACAGAAGATGAATGCACCAGCGTTCAGTGACCCATGGACGACTTCCGGTGGTAAGGCAATTGCATTCCACGCATCAACTCGAATTCGTTTATCAGTAATTGGTAAAATAAATGATTCAAATAAAAATGTGGTTGGTGTCAAGGTTAAAGCAGTAGTAGTGAAGAATCGTTTGGGGCCACCGCATCGTATTGCTGAGTTTGATATTTACTTTGACCGTGGTATTGATGATTACGGTAGTTGGTTGGATGTATTAAAGAATAACGGATTGATCAAACAATCTGGTGCTTGGTATACATTAGTAGATGAAAGTACTGGTGAAGAAATTAAGTTCCAATCTAAAGATTTTCCAAAAATCTTGGAAGAAGATCTTCCACGAAAGGAAGCAATTTATCAAAAGATTTGTGACGAACTAATCATGAAGTACAAATCTGAATATAATCCCGATGCAATGGTATTGGATGTTGATAGTAGTCAAAAAGAACTTTTACTAGATTAATATATGATGGAAGAATTCGTTTCTGTTGCATTGGACGCATTTACTAATGCAACTGGTGATATCGATAAATTTGAGTTGTACTTGCGTAGAAATGTAATGTCTATGCAAGTACAAGCACCAACTACGAGTAACACATTACCATCACCTGAGCAAATTGATATGACACCAGAGATGGCTGAAGAATTGGCGCAGTTGGACTTAGATAATATGAGTGATGATGATATTATAGAATATGCTCGTAAATTTGGATTATCTATATAATTTATGAGTGATTTAACTAAGTTATTTAAAGAAATGCAATTTGAGAATGTTCAGCAGGAGGGCATGATTTATAACAGTCGTGTTCTCTTGGTGGACGCATTGAATACTTTTGTGCGTAGCTACGCAGCAATTCCTACACTGAACGATAACGGTAATCATGTCGGTGGAATGACGGGATTTTTACGAAGTATTGGTTCGGTAATCCGTGATTTTAAACCAACACGAGTTGTTGTGGTATTCGATGGAAAAGGTGGTTCTCAACGCCGTCGTAAAATTTATCCTGATTATAAGTCAAATCGAAAACCACCGACACGATTAAATCGTCAGTATGATATGACAACGGAACAACAAGAAGTTGAAAATATGAAGTATCAATTGGTTTCGTTAATCGAAATGTTAGAGTGTTTACCTCTTACAGTGTTTACAATGGATAATATCGAAGCAGATGATGTTATCGCATACGCATCGGAATTAATCACCGCACAGGGTGGCCAATCAATTATCTATTCAACGGATAAAGATTTTTTGCAAATGATTACCGATAGTGTAAAAGTATATAGTCCCATAAAGAAAAAAACCTATGATATTAATACCGTGGTGGACGAATATGGAGTACATCCCAATAATTTTGTTTTTTATCGTTCACTTATGGGTGATAAAAGTGACAATATCGGGGGAATCAAAGGTGCGGGAGAAAAAACCCTCCTCAAATATATCCCTGAATTGTCAGAGTCATCAGTATTAATTGATACAAACTTTATTGCTCAAAAATACCAAGATGTTAAGAAGAAACCAAAGTTAGTCGAAACCATTTTAGAAAATGAAGATGTAGTAGAACGCAATTTGGAATTAATGCAGTTACGAGATGTTAATATTTCCACAGACTCTAAAATGAAAATTGTCCATAAGTTAGATACTGTAAAAGCAGATTTACGCAAGATGGACTTGACAAAGTTAATGATTCGTAGTAAGATACTAAGTAACTTCCCAAATTATGACATTTGGTTAACTACGACATTTGCACCACTAACGAGGTTTATAAATGGTTCCGATAGTAGCAAATCCTAATTATGATAGTAATGTAGATAATCTTTCCAAATATGGAATTGAGTTTCAAACAAAAGTTTTAGCATCAATCATATCGGCTCCTGAGTTTTTGGAGCAATCGTTTGATGTTATTAATCCATATTTCTTTGATAGTGATGCCGGACGATGGGTAGCGAAGAAAGTACTAACCTACTATAACGAATACCGCACCCTCCCAACACTAGAATACTTTAAGATTGAAATGACCAGTGAAACCGACGATGCAATTCGTGCCGGTATTGTTGAACTATTGCGTAAAGTTCTCACGAAAGTAAAAGATACAGATTTGAATTATGTTCGTGATCGATTTCTTGATTTTGCGAGAAACCAATCATTGAAATCTGCTATTATTAAATCTGTTGATCTTCTACAAGAAGGAAAATATGATTCAATTAAAACCCTTGTTGATCACGCACTTCGTAGTGGACAACCAAAACATGTTGGTCACCGATGGAATGAAGATGTAGATATTCGTCTTACACATGTATGTCGTGACACTGTTACTACTGGATGGGGTGTCATTGATACCATTACTGATGGCGGATTGGCCGGTGGTGAATTGGGTGTTATCGCAGCACCGTCTGGTATTGGTAAGAGTTGGGCGCTTGCCACAATTGGTGCAAACGCACTTCGTAAGGGAAAAAATGTTGCTCACTACACATTGGAATTGAATGAAAATTATGTGGGAATCCGGTATGATACAATCTTCACAGGTATTGAACCCGGAAAAATTCCAGATAATATTGATTTAGTAAAAAGTGTTGTAGATAATATTCCTGGTAAGTTGATTATTCGGTACTATCCGGCGAAAAGTGCTACTTGCAATTCATTGTCCGCGCATGTACAACAATTAACTGCGTTGGGACATAAACCAGATATACTTATTGTGGATTACGCAGACCTTCTTCGTTCATCTACACGAGTTGATGCACGGTACCAAGAGTTGGGTGCTATCTACGAAGAATTACGAAATATTGCTGGGGAATTAAATATTCCTGTGTGGACGGCATCACAAACACAACGATCCAGTATTCAAGATGATGTAATTCAAGCAGATAAGATTGCGGAGAGTTATCAAAAGATTATGACGGCAGACTTAGTTATCTCATTTAGTCGTAAATTAGAAGATAAGGTTAATAAGACAGGTCGTGCTCATATTATCAAGAATCGTTTCGGTCCAGACGGTCAAACATTCCCTGTTATAATTGATACAAGTATCGGTCAGATTGAAGTTTATGACGAATCTTCATCAAAGGGTATATTACTCAAAAAACAAATGAATAACCAGCAATCCGATGAAAAATCTAATTTACGAAAAAAATTAGCAGAAATGACGGGACTGGAATCTCTTGATGATTAACTAACAGATAATTTTTTCCAGCTACAGGACACTATTTATTTTACCACAAACCTTAACACAGTTGGAGTAGATGCATGCAGCAATTAGAAACAAAAATTTTGTCTGAAATTACGACATTTATGAAATATAGTAAATACTTACCGGAGAAGCAACGCCGAGAAAACTGGAAAGAGTTGGTTGATAGAAATAAAGAAATGCATCTGGAAAAATTCCCACAGTTACGAGATGAAATTGAAACCGCATATACATTTGTTTACGATAAAAAAATACTTCCTTCCATGCGCAGTTTGCAGTTTGCTGGCAAACCTATTGCCATTAACAATGCTCGTTTGTATAATTGCTGTTTTCTACCTATTGACCATGTTGATGCCTTCTCAGAAGTCATGTTCCTCTTGCTCTCAGGGACAGGAGTAGGATACTCCGTACAACGATATCATGTAGAAAATCTTCCTGAAATTAATAAACCCACTAAATCACGCCGTTATCTTGTTGGTGATAGTATTGAAGGGTGGGCAGATGCAGTTAAAGTATTGGTGACCGCATACATGAAAGGTAAAGCATTACCTGTGTATGATTTTAGTGATGTTCGTCCAAAGGGTGCCATGTTGTTGACAAGTGGTGGCAAGGCACCTGGTCCTGAACCACTTAAGGATTGTCTACATAATGTTCAAAAAATTCTTGATCGTAAAAACAATGGTGAAAAGCTCACCACACTTGAAGTTCACGATATTTTATGCTACATTGCTGATGCTGTTCTTGCTGGTGGAATTCGTCGTTCGGCTATGATTTCATTGTTCGATATCGATGACAATGATATGTTGACTTGCAAGTTTGGTAACTGGTGGGAAACAGCTCCGCATCGTGGTCGTGCAAATAACTCCGCGGTGATTGTTCGTTCGAAGGTCGAAGCAGAAGTATTCTTTGATTTATGGAAAAAGATTGAAATGAGTGGGTCGGGTGAACCAGGATTCTTCTTCACCAATGACAAGGATTGGGGTATGAATCCCTGTGCAGAAATTTCCCTCCGTCCTTTCCAGTTCTGTAACTTGACTACTATTGATGCTGGTGATGTAGAAACACAAGATGATTTAAATACTCGTGCACGGGCAGCATCGTTTATCGGAACCTTGCAAGCATCCTATACTAACTTTCATTACTTGAGAGACATATGGAAGAAAACAACAGAGAAGGAAGCACTTATTGGAGTGAGTATGACTGGTATCGCTTCCGGTTGTGTGTTGGATCTCGACATGAAGCAAGCATCCAACATCGTCAAGGAAGAAAACGCACGTATCGCTTCGTTGATTGGGACGAATCCTGCGGCCCGGTGTACCACTGTGAAGCCGGAGGGGACAAGTTCATTGGTACTTGGAACATCGTCGGGTATTCATGCATGGCATAACGAGTATTACATTCGTCGTATTCGTGTGGGTAAGAATGAAAGTATTTACACCTATTTAATGATCAATCATCCTGAATTATTAGAAGATGAATATTTCAAACCACATCTCCAAGCAGTTATTTCCGTTCCACAAAAAGCACCAACTGGTGCAATAACTCGTCAAGAAAGTGCTTTAGATTTATTGAAGCGTGTGAGTAAGGTGTGGAAGGAATGGGTGAAGCCAGGACATCGAAAGGGTGCAAATAAGAATAATGTGTCCGTCACGGTATCTATCAAACCTGATGAATGGCAAGAAGTGGGTGATTGGATGTGGGAGAATCGTGAAAACTTCACAGCATTGTCAGTTCTTCCGTATAGCGATCACAGCTACATTCAAGCTCCGTTTGAAGATATCACGGAAGAACAATATACTGAACTGGTGAAAACATTACATACCATCAATCTAGATGATGTTGTGGAATTGGAAGATGTCACCAATTTACAAGGTGAAGCTGCCTGTTCAGGCGGAGCATGTGAAATCGTATGAAGGATTTAGTCACCATTGTTATTCCTTGTAAAAACGAAGAAAAATATATCGGCAACTTGTTGGGAGATTTATTTCTCTCGGTGGAAATTGGAGAAGTAAGAATTATTATTGCTGATGCAAATTCCACAGACAACACCCGACATATCATCAAGAGTTGGTCACGTGGATTGAACATTGAGATAATCC